ACGCCCGGCGAACTAGTCCCAATTCCAACGTTCCCACTCGCCGTTGCAAGGTAGGTGGCTGCTGAGACCGTAAGGGTAGTTGCCGTCAGGTTCGTAATGTTCGCAGACGAAATATCAAAGCCGGTGGTGGCCGGGAATGTCACTACCCCCGACGCACTAATCGACATGGCCGTGACCGCAGCAGACCCGGTCTTGAAGATCAGGTCGCCATCAGTATTACCCTCAAGGACGAGGGCAGTGGTAACGGTTGTGCCAGCCTTGATAACACTCATAGGATGATATGCCTCTGGCCTGACGCGATGGTCAGGGTGGCGCTTGCGCCAATCGTGAAGGGTCCTACAGAGAGGCCGTTAAAGCCTGAACTGATGGTGAAACTAGAAGCCATCACATCCGCGTTGACGAGAATACCGTTCCCCGCAGTGATGTTCCCCGCCACCGTGACGTTGTTCTCTACGTCCTCGTAGACCGCCTTCTCAGCCGGGTAGTCAACGAAGACCTTCTTGGTGCCTGCGGAAAAGGTGACCTTGGCACCGCCGCTCGTAGACGACAGTACCGTGTCACGGGACAAAGACGGGGTCGCGGAACTATAGGTTCCAATTCCTACTTCCCACTCATCCAGACTCTGGTGAGCAATGACGTAGTAGGTCTGGTTCCCGTCCCCAATAACCGCGAACGACTGGTAGTTCGGTGAAGCCCCTAGAAGGGTGACTGAACCACTACCGGAGGTCGTCGTCGTTTCACTGACGCGATCCGCAAGTACCAGAGCCATCTCATGCTCCGGTCAGTTCGTCTTCCGAAAACCACCGCTTCTGGTTCTGGCCGCTGGCATCTACCCACTGAATGAGGCAGTACACCGTACCGTTCTCATCCATACGCAGTGCCTCAACGGGTCCCTGCGGAACCACCGTTACAACCTTGACCAGATCGCCTTTCTTGAACTTAGTAGCCATGTTTAAACTCCTTAGGCAGCATCAAGGCTGAAGGTGTAGGTGACGTTCAGCGTGTCGCCGTTCTGGACCACGCGATCACCGGGGGCTTGGAAGTCCGACGCTGAGAAGAGGATGCCCGACGAACCACCCGGCAGATCACCGGTCGTCAAGAAGGCACCACCGACGTTAGCCGACGAGGTAATCAGGAACTGGGCCGGTGAGGCCGAATTCGCAATCGCCGAAGGATCAGCGGTCGTGGCGTTGCCGAACACCGCCAACGGACGAGTAACGTTGCTGTAGTTCGTGACTTCCGTCCAGCCTGCGTGAGAGGCCATCGTGTCCGATGAGGACGGGCTGTTGGTCGATGCCGGTCCATAGATACCGATGTACCACGCAGCCGTGTAGCCTGAACCCAAGAAGTACTTGGTGTTCATGTCCGCCAGACCCACATTCACCACGAGGTTATGGGACTTGGACTGCCACTTCAGGTTGCCACTCTTATCGCGGCAAGTGACCGTGAAGATACCTCCAGCGCGGAGTTTGTTATCCGCACTGCCAGCCTTGGCAAGGCTTCCGCCCACCAAGTCGCTAGACTTTGCTTTATCGTTCGACATGTTTAACTCCTAGTTAAATCGCAACAGTGCGGAACTTGACGTATTCGGTGGCATCACCACCGTGAACGTATTGGTCGCCGTTTTATCGCCACCAAAACTTAATACCGCAATTGACTTGTTCGCCTTGCTGGCGTTGTAGATCAAGCCTCCTGCGGCAGTAAAACTGGCCGGATTCCAAACAGCATTGTCGAAACTCACATACACAATGCCGTTTAAATTATTAATTGTAACACCCGTCAAGACCACCCCACCGGCTGAATAGCCTGTTCCCACAACCTCTTGGCTGGTGGTGTAGATAGTGGTGTCTTCGCTCAGATCCGCCGTGCTGTAGTACAGGGCGAGTTTGAGGGTATCCGTCAGGAGGTCGTGTTCCCCCTTCAGGATCTGCTCTTTGAAACTGACGGTCTGGGTCTGGTAGATCATGTGACCGGAATCCTATTGAGACCTGAGCGGAAGGCATCGCGACGATCCTTGCCTTCGCCAAGGAGTTTCAGGAGACCCAGCGATTCCTGATACTTCTGTTCGTAGTAGGCCACGATGTCCTGTTCGCCCTTCATGTAGAGGTAAGCCTCTCTCAGGGTTCCGTACAGGAGAACGGTTTCGAAGTTATCACCCAGCCACGAAGTACTCGCCGTGACGATGGATTCTGGGTAGTAGTAGTAATGCATTTCGACCTGATAGTTACTGGCCGGGGTGGGACCCAGTATCAGGGTGTCCTTGTCGAAGATGGCGTAGTACTTGGGTACTCCCGTTTCATCCGGGTCTGGATAGCATTCCCGAACGAAGTTCACATCCTTGTCCAAAAGGAACGTCTGGATGTTGGTCACCGGCTCAATGACCGCCAAGGAGAAAGTCGCCAGCCAGTCACCGGGTAACTGGAGGTACTTGTTGTTGGGGGTCAGGGTACCGATCTGGTTCCGGCGAATGGCAGGAATGAAGACCGCGTTGTAGATCCGCTCTTCGGCCAATTGGACGAAGTTTGGGATGTTCGCCACAAACGAGGTTTCCTCGTTCTGCGTGTACTGCTGGACTAGGGTGACGAGTTGGGAATAGTTCATGTCACGGTTACCGTCACGGTTCCAACGAATCCGGTTGAGATCAAATCATTAGGGGTGAGAGGATCGTCGTAGGCTTCTCCGCCTCCGATGGGGTTCCAGCCCCACTGGATCATCCGGCTACCGTTAGCGCCTTGGTTACCCGGCGCGAAGAAGGTGTTATCCGGACGGGCGTTGCGAAGGGCTTGCGGGTCATCCATAGGAACCCGTCCCAACTGCAACTGCGGATGGTCCACATCCATGCACTCAAAACAGACCCGAATGCCAATGGGGAGCAAGTTCTCGTACTGCTCGTTTAAATCATGCAGATCGTACCGCTGACCGCAACGGTCGCAGAATCCGAATGCATTCTTACCACTGGAAAACGGTTTGCCCATTAAACGTTCCTACCGATGTAGCCGTTCATGGGGACAAATCGGACGGATGCCTTTTCACGATCCTCGCCTGCCGCAAGATCCCACTGGACCTCGTACTCCTGCTTGAGTAACGGCAAACGATCCGACACCTCAGGCTTCTTCATGGCGATGTAGTACGCGAGTCCTGAGACAAGGCACGGCAAGAACCGGGCCGGGACATCGATGGTATTACCGCCATTAGCGCCTGCGTCTTGAATACGGCGCATCTTCCAGTAGACGAGGGTGTAGGTCTGGGTGTTGTCCGGAACCGGCCAGAGGTACACCACAGGGGCGGCTCTCTGACGGTCCACATAGATCTGTAGCGGCATTCCCTGAGTGAGTTTGTTGCTCAACTGGGCGTAGTCCGACACAGAGATACGCGAAAGGGTGTAATCCGTTTGACCGGAAGTGCTACCCGCATCCGTACGCAACTGGTGTTCCAGAAGGTCAATGGTGTCCGCTGGCATGGTGTAGGTATAGGTTCCGGGAGTCAGTACCTGAGAACCTTGTTCCACCGTCCAGAGGTTGATCCCCCGGTTCTGCCATTCCAGCGCCATGAAGTTCATGGAACGCCGCGCAGTCTGGAGATCGTAACCGGTACGCAACTCCAAACCCGCCCGTTCGAAAGCCTCTTCGACGAGTTCCCGAAACTCAGGGTTGAACGTTGACGTACCGCTAGTAGCCATTAGACCATCCGACCCTTGGTCTTACCGCGAATCGCACAGCCATCACGGCCACCCTTGGTCATGCCGCCTTTGGCGTAGGACATGCCGCCTTTTTTGTAGGTCATGCCACCGCCCATCATCTTGCCTTTGCCATCCGCAGCGAAGAAGGGAACCTTCTCACCGCCCTTATCGACCATCTTTAGGCTTCCGCCTTGGGCATAGGACATGCCGCCTTTACGCATCATTTCTGGTGCCTCCATATCATCCCCTTCCTCTTCCACTTCAATGGAAACAGAAACGGGGTTGCCTTTCTTTCGGGCCGACCGCAACACTTGCGGAATCAACCCACCCAATACGTCCATCTGGCGAGACTCCATCAATGCTGGAATCGCGCCCATGGTAAGCATGCGACCAAGATCCGCCTTCGGACCTCTATCGATAACTTCTCCGCCTTCCTCGTAACGCTTCATCTTTTTCATGCTCGTGTCCTCCCACGCATCGCACAACCGTCGATGCCTTTGGTCATGCCACCCTTCTTGAGCGGCTGAGACTGTGCCTTCTTGTAGGCTTCCTGCATCTTGCGGGTCATCTCCTCGTCCTTGGCCTGCTGAATAAGTTCAGCCTGTTTACGGGCAGATGCTGCCTGCTGCGGTGATCGACGCGGACCCTGCGGTCCTTTCGGTAATGGTTTCATGTTAGCCCCTTGTTCTGCCGCGCACAGCGCAGCCATCAATGCCGCCGCCCATTGCCATCTTCTTCTTGGGCTTGCTCATGCCAGCCTCAGAGAGCGCAATGGCAACGGCCTGCTTGCGGTTCTTCACCACAGGACCTTTCTTGCCAGAATGCAGGGTTCCTTCTTTGAACTCCCGCATCACCTTACCCACCTTGGCAAGGCCACCGGGCTTGGAAATCTGCTGGGACATATTGGCGCGTGACATTGCCATCTCACTTACCTCGTTGTCTAAACGGTCTTACTTTCTGCGCGATGCCTTTAGGCTGCGCGACAAACTGTTTGCCTTGGGCTTTACCCTGACGCTTGGCGGCGGTGGTACGGGCATATTCCGCAGGCGAGAGAGCCTTGATCGCAGCCTCTGGAAGATATCTTTCACCCGTTTGACTAGAAGGTTTTCCACTTTTGGTTCTCCACTTCTGCGCGGTCCACGCCTTTAATGAACGTTGAGGGGCTTTCATACAATCGGCCCACCTACAATCCAAGCATCGCAAGTACGACTACCCGCGCACTTGAAATGGAACAGTTCGCAATAGCCTAAGTTGCTGGCTTCGATCACATCATACGAATAGTCGGTATGCGGCTCGTCTCCAGACTCCATTCCTTTTGAGATGCAGTTAAGCATCTCTTTGGTCTTAATGAATGCCGCGCAGTTACCGCAGCGCGATTTCTTGGCCTCATCCGGGGTAACGCCCCACATCTTGGCCTTCGCATCCCAAAACTTTTTGGACGGCTCTTGAGGGTTGAGAGGTCCGTATCCGTAGTCTTCGATGGCATGGTTGCGATTCTTCAGGTTGACATGGACATCCATGGTCGCAACGGGACAAGCCTTGCCCCGGCCACCTTTGTAGGAACGTTTAATGGCTTGTCCTATGGCATCCTTTTTGAGGCGCATTGCCATTAGTCGCGGTAACCTCCGCCTGCCTCTTTGTACTTCTTAGCCAATAACTGAGCCTTCCTCGCACTCCACTGACCCGGCTTGGTTCCGTGGGTGGATGAGGCTTTGATCTGGTTGAAAAGGCGCTTACGCAGTTCGGGTTTCGTGTAGTTACCCGCCGCGTTTACCTTGCTCTTTGCCTTTGCCATGTTAAGCGACCTGTGAGTATTCATCCCACTCTGGAGAGTCGGATGAAGAAAGCAAATACATACGAGCAAATTCTAAAAGTTCAGGATCATCCCTGAAATGACCAAGCCCTCTATTGCAATGGTTGCAAAGGAGGCCACGAATTTCCCCGGTTTTATGATCATGATCTACTACCAAAGGGCCGCTGTCTCCACAAATGACACACTCTTTGGTTTCGGACTTAATTTGAAGCAAGTCATGGTCAGAAATTACGTTTCTGAACTTGCCTCTATTTATTCCGTTTCGATAAGAAGAACGACATGCCCGACACCAACTGTCAAAACCATTCCGCTTTTTGTTGTGCGGAGGGAAAAACTCCGACGTTGCCGGTTTCATATCTCTGCATCTAGTGCAGTTCAGCAGTTCCATGCTTTTAACGACAACGCTTTGCGCGTTGGTCGCCCCTTCTCATCCTTCATCGGACCCGGCATTCCAGACATTCTCGCGCAAAATGACTTACGTCTGGCCGCATCCTTTTTGGTTTTTGGATTCGGAGCAGGGGGCTTCAGTCCCGGCTTGCCGGGGTTAGCACGGTTGTAAGAAGCCCTGCCTTTGGCATTCAAGCCTCCAGCAGGATTCTTGCCTTCGCTTCTTTGCCAAGCAGGACTTTTAGCCATGAATCACCCGCAGATAACAGTGACTTTCGACACCTGATCCAAGGTCATCACGGCGATATCACCACGACCCGAATTGCTCTTGGTCGTGAGAACTCCTTCCGGCGGAACCATGGCATCGTTAGCCGTGCTATCAGCCGGGGTGAAGAGTTTCAGAATCACCGTGTTGTTCGGCTGAGCGGTGAAGGTGATGCTGCCCTCTACTGAAGAGGCCACATACAGCACCTGCTTGATCCGCGTTCGGGGGAACGCCAGATCTCCACCGTAGCCAATCTTGACTCCACCCGCCGACGCTGCATCGATAGAGATGCTGTTGACGCTGGTGTAGTAGTTGGTCGAATAGACCACCGATGCGCTGGGTCCCGTTACCGTTTCGGTCACGATTCCGTCGTAGCCTTCCGCCCCAACCTTGACACCAGTGATGGTGAAGGTCTTGTTGGAATCTGCTCCGTTGGAGGTGATGGAAACCTTATAGCCGGTACCGTACTGACCGACGCTGCTCTTCAGAAGGGCAATGCTTCCTGAAGCCGCGATGGTCGCAGAGGCGCGAAAATAGTCATCGTCGCTGGTCGGGTTTACCGCCCAAACATCATACTGAGCCATAGAGAATCCTCCGTTTTAGGGGCTAAACCCCGGTTGATTAAACGGTGACGCTCTTGTAGAGGGCGATGTAGGCCGTGGTCGCGCCGACGAGAACCTGAATGTAGCCCGTCTGAGCGGACACCGTGCCAGAGGCGGCATTCACTGCCACAGCAAACTTGGTGCTGCCAACCGTGAGGCTGGTGCAGAGAAGGTTCGTGACGGTGCCTGAAGCGGCCTTGATGACGGTCGCGGACACATCACCAATGAAGCCATTGTCCGACTCAACCGGACCAGAGAAAGTAGTCTTAGCCATGTTTAAACCTCGTATGCGAGTCGTCCACCAGTCTGCATACCGTCAGCCGGGTCTGTCTGGTGGACTCGTTTTCCCGGTAATGTGATTAAACACCACAGATACACAAAAAGAAAGGGGGCCTTTCGGCCCCCGATCTTTGCCTTGTGGGCTATCAGGTCGAACCCGGCGAACCGTAGATGCCAAGCGGATCGCTGACACCAAACGAGTAACGCTCACGAGCCTTGTACCGGACGTTGCCGGTATCAAAGTCCCCGTCCATGGAGGTCGCAAGCGGCGTACGCACGAAGTGCTTCATGCCGTTCGGGACATCCGTGATGAGGAAGAAGGCGTTCGTGTCGGTCAGGTAATGGTTGACCGCATAGCCTTCCGGGATCGCGCCCATGTTACGGATCGCGTTGATGTCGTTATCCGCAGTCGCCGTACGGAGAGTGGTCTCCATGAGGCGCTCAGCAACGAACATCAACTGCGACGGAACAATGAGACGGCGCGGACGGGCGGCGATCAGAAGACCGCGCTCGTCCACGAAGTTCGCAATCGAAATGATTGCGTCTTCAAGCGACGTTTCATTGAGGTCCGCACCCACGGTCGGACGGTTGGCATTGGTGCCACCGTTGACGAGCGGGTGAGCCGTGCTGAAGAGCGTCACACCGTCGCCAGACTGGAACGTGGTGAAGCCGTTGTTCAGCAGAGCAGCAGCCTTGACCTGCTTGGTGTTCGCCATACCACGGGCGAGAGCCTTGGTGTAACGAGCAGAGAGTTGGTCATAGAGGTTATCCTCCATGGCTTCCTCAGTGATCGAAAAGCCCATGGCAATCGTCTCGTGGTTGTAACGAGCCGTCCAAGCCTCCTGCGCGTTGTCATAGGCAATGGCCTGACCTTCCGGCTTAACCGGGGCCGTGCCGAAGCCCGACAACTTGACTTCCTCTTCGAAAGCCTTCTCGGAGTTTTCGGTCTCATAGATGAGGGTATGCTCATCTTCATACTTGGCA